GCTCCGTCCTGGGTCAAGGAACTGCGTCAGCAATCCAAGGCCGACAAGAAGCGTATTCGCGAACTGGAACAGGCTGCGGCAGCGCATGCAGCCGCGCAGGCGCCGAAGGAAGACCCGCTCGGCGACGCGCCCACACTGGAAAGCTGCGACTACGACGCCGAGGCCTATGCCGACGCCAAGGTCGCGTACGGCAAGCGCAAGGACGCCGCCGAGGCGAAAGCCGCCGCTGCACGCCAGCAGCAGGAAACCGAGCTGGCCGCCTGGAACAAGAAGCGCGACGAATACCGCACCGCCGGCGCCGCGCTCAACGCTGGTGACTTCGAGGACTCGCACGCGACCGTGTCGGCCGCCCTGAGCGAGATGCAGCAGGCGATTCTGCTGGAGGCACCGGAAACCGCCAAGGTGTCGGCGCAGATGGTCGCCGCTCTGGCGCGCAACCCGGCCAAGCTGGCCGAGCTGGCGAAGGTGACCAACCCGGTCAAATTCACCGTGAAGGTAACCGAGCTGATGAACAAACTGACCACGCAACCGAAGAATGCCCCGCCGCCGGCCGAGCGCCGCGTCGGTGGTACGGCGAGCGGTGCAACCGCCGTCGACAACCAGGAAGCAAAACTGGAGCGGCTCGCCGATGAAACTGGCAACCGCACCGCGCTGATCAAGTACCGCAAGGAAAAGGCAGCGCGGGCAGCAGCAGCGGCGTAAGCCGCCGTGATGGGTCCACGTCAGACGACCCAACCAGATTCGCCCACTCACGGGCAGTAGCAGTACCCAAGTGGCCCCCGTCCGGCCGGAAACGGATGAGCGAAGTGACAAGCGGCATTGGCCGCAATTCTCTCAATCGTTTTCTACGGAGCTATCATGCCCAATAAACTGCTGCGCGAAGAGCGCGTGATGTTCGACAAGGTCCTCGAGGGTTTCGACGACCAACTGGTGATCGCCAAGGCTGCGGAGACCTTCCGCCCGTTCAACGACGCCGAGATGCAGCGCGTCGGCGACAAGATCTGGATTCCGGCGCCGAACATCGCCGCTTCCTACGACGGCTTCGATCAGACCGCCAATTTCGGCGACTTCACCGACATGGCCGTCCCGGTCTCGATCGGCTTCCACAAGTCCAGCAACGGCAAGATGTCGTCGAAGGACCTGCGCGACCCGCTGGCCCTGAAACGCTACGGCGACGCGGCCAAGCAGAAGCTGACGTCGGACATCAACTACGCGCTGTTCCTGACCGCGGCCCTGCAAGGCTCGCAGTTCGTCAAGCGCACCGGCCCGGCCACCGGCTACGACGACGTCGCCCAGGCTGACGCCGGCATGACCGAAGTCGGCGTGCCCACCGCGAACCGCAAGATGTTCCTGTCGCCGCGCAACTACAACGCGATGGCCGGGAACCTGGCCAAGCCGCAGACATCGGGCTTGCGCGACACCATGACCGCGTTCCAGAAAGCCTACTTGGGCGACGTGGCCGGCTTCGAGACGTACAAGAACGACCAGTCGTTCCGCCTGGCGGCCGCATCGGGTGGCGCAACCACGGTCAACGGCGCCGGCCAGTACTACACCCCGCTGGCGATCGCCACGGCCGCGACCGGCCAGACCGAGAACGTCGACAACCGCTACTCGCAGCTGGCCGTGACCGCCGCGACCTACGCCAACATCAAGGCCGGCGACGCGTTCACCATCACCGGCGTGAACTCGGTGCACATGATCACCAAGCAGGACACCGGCCAGCCGCAGACCTTCCGCGTCATCGGCAAGCCGGCTGCCGGCGTGATCCTGGTGGCCCCGGCGATCATCTCGGGCGACGGCGGCACGAAGGGCGAACTGGAGTACAAGAACGTCACCGCCACCCCGGCCAACGGCGCCGCCATCAACTGGCTGAACACCGTCAGCGCCGAGCTGAACCCGTTCTTCGTCAAGGAAAACCTGCTGCTGCTGCCGGGCTCGTTCGCCATCCAGGAAGACGCCGGCCTGCTGACCATGCGCGCCGTCACCGACCTGGGCATCGCGATCACCTACGCGCGCCACGCCGAGATCAACGACCTGTCGCTCAAGTTCCGTTGGGACATCGACTTCGGCACCGCGTTGACCAACCCGCAGATGGCCGGCGCGATCGCCTTCAACCAGACCTGATCCCCTCGGTGTCTCCACCCGGTTAATTCCGGGCTTTACGGCCCGCCTCGTGCGGGTCTTTTTTTAGCTACTTGGAGTCATCATGGCAGCAGGCGCAATCGTCGTGCCCAACAAGGCATTCCTGAATTTCTTCAACGCGACCAATTTACTGGCTGCGAACGCCGCCAACTTCAAATTGGCGCTGATCTCGTCCACTTGGGCGCCGGACAACAGCGACACCGGCAACGAGGTGTTTGCCGACGCGTCGACCAACGAGATCGCCGGCGGCGGGGGCTATACGGCAGGCGGTTTCGCCCTTACAAGCGTCTCCCTGTCCCTGTCCAGCGGCGCCATCAAGTTCACCAGCGGCGCTGCGCAGTGGACCGCCACCGGCAGCGGCATCCCGGCCTGGCGCCGTGGCCTGATCTACTACAGCGGCACGCTGAACGGCAAGACCAATCCGATCGTGGGCCACTTCCTGGGCGACTCGACGCCGGCCGATATCCCGGCCACCACGGCGCCGAACACGCTGACCGTCACCCCCAATGCCGCCGGCCTCATCGCCGCGACCAAAACACCATGATCAGCTCCTACGCCATCATCTTCGCTGCGGCCAACTCGCCGGACTTCCAGGGGCGCTGTTTGGTCGCGTTGTGCATCGCGGCCCGAGACATCATCGCCGAAGCCGCGGACGCGCCGGACCACCACGCACGGCTCGACTTCGCCGTTCGCGTCATGCGCGACAGCGCGAAGGTCACGCCGCGCCAATTGGCAATGCAGGTGCTGATCAATCCGGCCATTGCCGCCGACCCGACGAATGCCGACGATGACCTGATCCAAGCACAGGTCAACACGGTGATTCCCGCCCTCATCGCGATCGGTTGACCATGCCCAACTTCAAATCCAGTTACCCCGCCGCCAGCAGCGTACAGCTCGCCATCACCCTGGCAGGCCTTGCAAGCGATGCGAGCCTGATTTCCGGGCGCGCCTCTTCGCTGGTGGACAACACGGCCAACCTCGACCTCGACCACCTGGTATCGGGTGTGATCTCGGCCGGCACCACGCCGAACGCGAACACGACAATCGAAGTCTGGGCCTGGGCATCGTATAAGACGGCCAGCGGCACGCCGACGTTTCCGGACTCGATCACCGGCACCGATGCCAACAAGACGATGTCGACGTCCGGCATCAAAATTTCCGCCCTGCGCCAGGTAGCGGCAATCAGCGTTGACGGCACGAGCAACCGTGTCTATCCGTTTGCCCCGGTCTCGATCGCCAGCCTGTTCGGCGCCATGCCGAAATACTGGGGCATCTTCGTGGTGCAGAACACCGGCGCCGCGCTGAATGCTACGGCGGCAAATCACGACATCGAGTACGAGCGCATCCAGACGCAGAGCGTGTAACCCATGTCGAATCGAATCACGCCGCCCCCGATCAGCTTCGCCGAGATCGACCGCACGAATCCGCTCTCGGGTTCGTTGGTGGCGTCATGGCTGCCGGGCCGCTCGTACGATGTCACGCGCCGCCAGACGCCGATGCTGGTTCTTGGCTCATCGATGTCGGTCGCGGCCGGCATTGGCTCGGGCCTGGCATGGCGTGGCGTACAGTCGGCAAACAGCTACGTCGACACGCAGGTAACATCTGGCACTCTGGGCATCAATGGCGCGTCACCACGCGCGATCCTGGCCGTGTTCCGGCCGAATGTCGGGAGCGGCGTCGGTGGCGCAGTGTGGGGCGTCGGCGTAGGCGGCACGAGCAATGCCGACTTCTCGCTTCGTCAGCGCGAGGACGGCGGTACGAACGCTTGGCGCCTTCAGGTATGGGCCAATGACGTCGATTTCCTTCTGCCGAATACCGCCGGCACAATGCGCGCGGTCTTGGTCAACTACGACGGCACCAGCATCCAGATTTACGACGGCGCGCAGAATGGTGCGCTGATCGCCAGCATGACAGTTGCGCTGACTACACCGAACGTGCGGTTCTTGGTCGGCAAGTGGGATTACAACGGCTCCGACACCTACGGGTTCAATGGCGATGTCGCCGGCGTGCACGTGTTCAACCGGTCGTTCTCGGCGCAGGACGCGGCGAAACTGCTCAGGAGTCCGTGGCAGGTCGACCGCACGCCGACGCGCCGCAACACGTTTTATGCAGCCACCACCAGCACGACGATTTCGCCCACTCCGAGCGCGGTACAGGTCGCCGGATACGCACCGACGATCGCGCGTGGCGTCACCAACAACGTAACACCAGACGCGGCATCGGGTCAGTTCACGGGCTACGCGCCGACGGTGACGCAGGGGATGAACACCTCTGTTGCGCCGACTGCGGCGACGCTCCTGGTTACGGGTTACTCGCCGACCATCGCGCAGACCAATTCGCGCACAGTCGCCCCGACGCCAGGTGTGCTGCAAATGGCCGGCTATTCGCCAACGGTATCGCAATCGGTGAATCTGGTTTTGCAGCCGACCAGGGCCACGATGGTATTGACCGGTTATGCGCCGACCGTCGCGCAAAAGGGCCCGGTATTCAGTGCCACCGTCCGCTACAACATCCTTCCCCGAAATTGGGGCATGAAAACCGTCCATTTCTCGAATTAGGAGCATCCATGAACGAATTTCCGCAGATGGTCTACAAGGCCGGTGGCACCGAAGAGATCCACGGTGGCCGCTTTGATTACCTGATCGCCGAGGACGCCGACGAGCTGGCCGCGATGCTGGCCGACGGCTGGTCGCTGACGACCGACGACGCCCTGACCGTCAAAGCGAAGCAGGACGATGCCGGCACGCCCGACGATGCGCCGCTGACCCGCGCCGAGCTGGAAGCCAAGGCCGTCGAGCTGGGCGTCGAGTTCTCGCCGCGCCTGGGCGACCTGAAACTGGCCGAGCGCATCGAAGCGGCCATCGCCGCCAAGGCCTGACCATGTGGACCAAGCAGCAGATCATCGAGCAAGCCTTCGACGAGTTGGCCCTGGCCGGCTACGTCTACGACCTCGACCCGGACCACCTGCAAAGCGCGCTGCGTCAGCTCGACACGATGATGGCGTTCTGGTCGAGCAAGGGCATCGCGCTCGGCTACCTGCTGCCGGCCGGTCCGGACGACTCGAACCTCGACGACGACTCCGGGCTGCCGGATACCGCGGTCGACGCGGTCTACACGAACCTGTCGATCAAGCTGGCGGCTGGCCGCGGCAAGACGCTTTCGCCCGACACGCGGGTGCGCGCCAAACAGGGTTTCGACACGCTGCTCGGCGCCGCCGCGCGCGCTGCCGCCTTCGCCGTGCCGATGCCGAACACGATGCCGATCGGCGCCGGCTACCGCAACGGCCGCGCGCTGGGTCGCCGCTTCTTCCCTGGCGCCGACGACACGCTCGACACCGCGTCGGACGCATCCATCACCACGAGCTGACCATGCCGACCATCGACCAACTCTCCCAAGCCGGCACGATCGCAGACTCCGATGAGATCGCGCTGTTCTCGAAGGCGAACGGCGACACGCGCAAGGTGACGGCGCCGCAGCTCGCCGACTACGTCCTGCAAGCCATCCAGGGCACGCCGGATAGCACGGCGTACAGCCTGAACGCCAACACGGTCACGATCCTGCCGGCGGCGCCCGGCGGCGACGTGTGGGCGCAGATCACCCTGTCCGCAACCTTCCCTGCGGCCACCTTCATTCTGCCGGGCATTGACGACCGCGCGCACAACCAGGAAGTGCTGGTGACGTGCACGCAGACGATCACTGCCCTGACGATCAACGCCAACGGCGCCGCGCTCTCTGGCGCACCGGCAACGATCGGGCCAGCCGCGCCGTTCCGCCTCAAGTACGACCTTCCCTCAAACACCTGGTATCGGATCGGATAAGCCATGACCATCAAACAACCCTTCGCGCCCAAGCAGGGCAGCGGCCAGACCCTCAGCGCGACGAACACCTCGCAGAACGCGACCGTCGAGCGCCAGAACAAGCAGGTGCGCATCGCGAACAAGGGCACGGTCGACGTGTTCGTGCGCTTCTTCAGCAGCGTCAATGCATCGGGTACGGCCGCCACGGCAGCCGACTATTGCGTCATCGCTGGCACCATCAGCATCGTCACCAAGAGCGAGGGCCACGACACGATGGCCTACATCGCCGACGGCAACGGCCCGGCGCAGATGCGCGTGATCACGGGAGAGGGCTTCTGAAATGTCGGATACCGGATTCGGCGCCGCGCCCACGATGGCGCAGCTGGCAGCCATCCTGAGCAACGCCTCGCCGCCTGGTGAGGGCGTCAATTCCGCGCCGGGTCAGGCCGGCATGGCAGCGCGCGGCGACCACGTCCACCCGCGCCTCACGAGTGCGACCGTGCAGTCCCTGGACGCCACCGGCGCCGCGGCGATCACGTTCACGCGCAGCTTCTCGGTCAAGCCGTGCGTCACGTTCACGCTATACGAGGCCGATGAACTCATGCCGGTCGTGTTCAAGGTGAAGGGCTGGACACGCGATGCCAACGGCAATTACACAGGCTGCAGCGTCAAGGGATACCGCGCCGCCCTGCTGCCGGCCATGAACGGCGTCACGCTCGCCGCCGGCGTTACCAGCGCGCTTGCCAGTTTCAACGTGTTCATGGCCGTGCCGGCTGCTGTCGAATTCTCCTGCATCGCTCTCCAGCCCTCGAACCTATGACCCAGATCGCGATCCTCAACGGCATCTATGCGGACGAGGGGCCGGACTTCCGGACCAGCTACCCGCGCAACATGATCCCTGTGCCGAAGTCCCAGGGCATAAGCGCCGGCTACCTGCGGCCGGCCGAGGGCATCACGCAGATCGGCACCGGCCCCGGGCTGGACCGCGGCGCCATCAACTGGAACGGCGCGTGCTATCGCGTCATGGGGAACAGCCTCGTGCGCGTGAATTCCGACGGCACCACCGTCTATCTCGGCTACATCGCCGGCGACGGTCAAGTGAGCATGGACTATTCGTTCGACCGCCTGGCGATCGCCGGCGGCGGGTCTCTGTACTACTACGACACATCCAAGCTCGCGCAGGTGTCCGATCCCGACCTGGGCGTCGCGCTCGACGTCATGTGGATCGATGGGTACTTCATCACGACCGACGGCACGAACAACGTTGCCACCGACCTGACCGACCCGACGTCGATCAACCCGCTACGCTACGGCAGCAGCGAAGCCGACCCCGACCCGATCATGCGCAACCTGAAATCGCGCGCGGGCGAGTTCTATTCGGTCAACCGGTACACGATCGAGGTGTTCGAGAACGACGGCCAGAGCAGCAGCGTGATCGTGTTCCCGTTCAGCCGCGTGGCCGGAGCGCAGATCAGCCGCGGCGCGATTGGCACGCATGCCGTCTGCCTGTACGCCGGCGCCCTGGCGTTCCTGGGTGGCGCACGCGGTGAGCCGCCGGCAATCTGGACCGGCCTGAACGCGGCGACACAGAAAATCTCGTCCGCAGAGATCGATACCATCCTGCTCGGCTACACCGGCGCGCAACTGGCGCAGGCTGTGCTGGAGACGCGCGCCGTCAAGAACCATCAGTTGCTCTACCTGCACCTGCCGGACCGCTCCCTCGTCTACGACGCGACGGCATCGGCCGTGCTGCAAGATTCCGTCTGGTTCACCGTGG